CGAGGGCCTGCTTGTCGAAGCGCTCCGAGTTCAGGATGTCGCCTTCTTCCCGGATGATCTCTTTGCCGCTAAGGGGGAAGTGTACGACGGTCCGCTGCTCTGCTTCTGCCGGGAGGCATAAATGCTCGTAGCCCAGCTCCTCCGACAGGATGTATCCGGTCAGGTCGTTCTCGTGTAATCGCTGCATGATTACGACAAATGCGCCCTTCTTTGGGTCGTTCAGCCGCGTCTGCAGCGTGTTCTTGAAGAAGTTTATTCCTGCTTGCCGCTCTGTCTCGCTGTTGGCCATGAGGGGGTTCTGCAGGTCGTCTACGATGATGACGTCGCCGCCTTCACCGGTTACGGTTCCGCCGACGCTGGTCGAGAACATCATTCCGTGGTAGTTGTTCTTGAATTCGTTCTGCCGGTTGACGTCGTCCTTCAGGATGTAGCTGTCTCCCCAGTTGTTTTGGTACCATGGGCTGCGGATGATGTCCCTCGATAGGACGTTGTGCTTCCGGCTCAGGTTGTCGGAGTAGCTCACTTTGATGAACCGCTTCTCCGGCGCATTGATCCATGTCCATACCGGGTAGCAAACCGTGACCTCTATGCTTTTCATGTATCGAGGGGGGACGTTAATTATCAGCCGCTTTATCTGTCCTTCGTTCACGGCCTGCAGGTATTCGCCTATCAGGTGGATGTGCCAGCTGTCTATGTATTGCGTGCCCGGTTCGATGACTGGCCACGCTTGCTTTATGAATTCCGGGAGGTACCGCTCGGCCTTCTCTTTTTGCAGCGCAGCTTTCATCGACGCAATATCAAAGGACGGGTTCTGGATGTAGCTTGTCCAGAAGTCCTTCAAGCTGTGCCAGCTCCTCATCGGTTAAGTCGGAAAGATTCAGGTCGCTGGTCGCCTTGACCGTGACTGCGCCCGTGTGGTTCATCGTCGTCTCCCCGCTTATTTGTTTGTTTTCCGTGGACTCTCCACGTGATAGGCGTTCTATCTTTACTCCGACATCGACCAGACGCACGATGTCGGCTGCACTTAGCTCCTCCTCCGGGATGGTCAGGAGGCGCTTGGCTGCTTTTCTTACCATCTGGGCTGCGAGGTCGGCGTGGTCCTTATTCATCTTTAGGATTGCCTGCTCCTGCTGCTCTCTGTTCTGCCTCTCGATTTCGATGTCGTAGGCTTCGCAGCGTTCTACCCAGTTGTACTTTACGGACGCGTCTCCCAGCGTCATGTGCCGTTTGATTCCCATTTCCTCGGCCAATCCTCGAAGGTTCCGCCTCCTGAATGGTGCTTGAATGCCGTCGAGCTTCCTGCCGTCTGCGCCCGTGTATCTCATGTCGCGGTACCGACAAAACTTATCATACTGGGCGGCGTTCTCTCCCGGGAGTCTATCCCATATCTCCCTGTGCTGGCTGCTCTTTGTTTTCGCCATTGTGGTTGCCTCCTTTCCTCTGAAATACGAAAAAGGCAGGCTCCGTGGTTGCGGTTGCCTGCCTCTATTGGGTGGTCTTTATTGTTATGCGTTTCCGTTGACGTAGTCGTTCTCTGACTTGAGCGTAGTGTATTGGTGCTCCTCTCCGTTCCTTGTGCATGTTACTCCTCTCCGTTCCTTGTGCATGTTACTCCTATGTTGTTCGTGAAGCGGACGTACCTGTTCACGATCACGTCGCAGTAGCGCGGGTCAAGTTCTATCACGTAAGCCCTGCGCCCGGTCATTTCCGCTCCTATCAGGGTGCTGCCGCTTCCTGCGAAGAAGTCCAGAACAAGGTCGCCCGGCTGTGTGCTGTTGTCTATTGCTCTGACGGCCAGCTCTACTGGCTTCTGGGTCGGGTGCTCTGTGCCGGTTTCTCTGCTTAATTCCCAGACGGTGTTTGCTTTGCTCTCCGGGTAAAGGCAGACGCTGCGGCCTTCGCTTAGTCGTATGTACCTGATCTTCTTTCCCTTCGGCGGCTTCTCTGAAAGAAATACTTTCCCTCCGGCTCCGTCGGTAAGTACGACGCCTCCGGTCAGGACGGTTGCGGTTCCTTCTGGTCCTCTGAGCACGGCCTTCCATGTTGTGCGCTGCGCTCTGTCTCCGTAGAAGTGTGCGCTGTAGCCTGCCTTCTCTGCATAAAAGCACGGCTCGTGTGCCCATTGGTAGTCTGCATGTCCAAGCACCGGCGCTGTCTTTACCCAGATGATGTATTGCTTCTCGACGATGCCTGCAGCTGTCATGGCGTCCTCAAAGTCTCGCCTTGTGCTGCTGGCGTGCCAGATATAAAACGCCGCTTCGTCTTCCGTGTGCTCCACGTAATTCTTGAAAGCCGGAATAAGAAGGGTGGCCATCAGGTCGTCTCCGGTGAGGTCGTCGTTCTTGATCATGTCAAACTTGCCGCTCTGGGTTTCGTAGCTTACGCCGTATGGCGGGTCCGTGTTGACCAGCTGCGCCTTCTCTCCGTTCATCAAGCGGGCGACGGCTGCTTTGTCAGTGGCGCTGCCGCATAGTAGGCGGTGTTGTCCGAGGTTCCAAATGTCCCCGGCCTTGCTCATAGGTATGTTGTCCGGGATGGCTACCGCGTCTGCTTGGTCGTCCTGCGTGTCGTCTGCGCCTTCCATGGCTGCTATGATGTCCGCGAGGTCTTCCGCGCTGTAACCGGTAAGCTCTACCGGCGCTATGCCGCTGTCCATGTCGCCGATCAGGTCAATCAGCAGGCCGGTGTCGATGGTTGAAAGCTCCGCGAGGCGGTTGTCGGCGATAAGGTCTGCCCATTCCTCCGCTTCGTTGGCGTATTCTTGGTAGTCGACCGGTACGTACTCCCAGCCGCGCTCCATGGCGGCCAGCCTGCGTCCGTGTCCTTTAACGATAAATCCAGAACGTTTGCTGATGGTTATCGGCGCCCTCCATCCGGTGGCTTCGATTATCTGTGCCAGTCGTGCGATCTGGTCTTTGCTGTGCTGGTTTGGGTTCTTCGGATTCGGGATTGCTTTCTCTATGGCGGTGATCTCGTCATGAGCACAGAAGACCGGCACTCCGTCCGGTGTTCTCTCTCGAGGCGTCGCCTCCGTGTTGTAGTCAATCTCGATGAAGGTATTCTTCGGCTTCTTCTTTGCCATTTTTTCACTCCTCCACGCTATCATTTTATCATTTTAATAATGCCCTGTCAGTGTCCACTTTTTGCACTCTGGTGCTTGCATGGTGCTTGTATGGTGCAAGTCTCGGTATTTCCGGTATTTGTATCGTGGTTGCCTCGTTCCTGTCTCAGTAAAGTTTCATGCTGTCTATTCCGAAAATCAAAGCCGCTATGGGTTTCAGCGCTATGTTGATGTCCTTGTAAAGGGTCCGCCTCTCGATGTGCTCCGCCTCGGCTATCTCCTCCGCGCTCCTGCGCTTGTCCTCTATGTAGTATGCCGTGATTATTCGGTACCGGCGCAGCTCCTCGTCCTTGCCTGATTGCTCGCAGTCTATTCGGTAATATCTCAGCATTTCGTCGATGTGCTTCAAAATGATTAGGGTTCTTTGCTGGCTCTTTTTTATGCTCTCGATGTATAAGCTGTCGTCGAAGGAGTAGTCGTCGAGGCCGTCCAGAATATCGACGGCGTTCTCCTTGACTTGGCTTGCCTTATAAACCGCATTTTTGGCGTAGTTGCTGAAAGACCGGTAATTCTTGAGCAGCAGTCGGGTGTTGCGCAGCCTCCGGTCGTATCGTCCCTTCTTCAGCTGCTTTCGCTCCTCTACCAAGTAGTCCATCGCTGCCTTTATACCTGCTTCCGTTCCGCGCTGGACGGCTATCTCCATGATCCTGCTTCCCATGGCGACGTAACTCGCGGCTCCTACGCCCATTTCTTTGCTGTTCATATGCTTTCGTCCTCCTCTCTGTTAAAATGGGAGGTCCTCGTCTGGTCCTTCGATTTCCTCGAAGCCGTCCGGGAGCTCCTGCGATGGCGGCGGTGCGTATGCTCCTGCAGCCTCGTTCTGTGGTTTTTTGTCACAAAATTCGATGTCCTCTGCGTAGAATTCCGTAACCTTCCGCTTGTTTCCGTCTTTGTCCTCGTATGATCTGGTTCGCACCGTGGCGGTTATGAGCACCTGTCTGCCCTTGGTCAGGTACTTTGCTGCAAACTCCGCCTTTGTCCTCCACGCCACTATGGTTGGCCAGTCAGCCTCATCCTCTTTGTCCTTCTGCCTTGGCCTGTTCACGGCGATGGTGAATGTGCAGACCGCGACTCCGTTTTGGGTGTACCGAAGCTCGGGCGTGTTGCCGAGCCTCCCCATAAAAATTGCCTTGTTCATTGTGCCTCCCTTCTTCCGCCAGCCTCGGAATAATAAATGACTGGTATGTTTAATTGCTTTGCTATCTCTATCTCCTTTGCCATGCCCTCACTGGGTGTTCCGAAGGCCCACAGCTCGTCGCAAATCGTCAGCAGGTCTATTCCCATCCTCATGCCTGTTTGTCTCTCCTGCGGGTCTGTGTCGTCCAACACGGCGCTGTAGAAAAGGTGAGGGGTGATTGGTACCGCTCCTTTTTTAATCGCCTCTGCGGTGTATTTCGCCGCCTTGCGGAGGTTTCTTTTCATGTCTCCCTTGTATGGGCTTGCTATGTAAACAACAGGGGAGCGTGCCGGTTTTGGCGCTGGCTGCTCTCGTGATCCCGCTATGAACAATGCCATGAATGTCACTCCGATAAATCCTCCGGCAAAAAGCCCAATTATAAGGGTGGTCATTTACTCTCCGCCTCCTCTCTTGTGGCACCATGGAGGGCTTGTCCTTGCGTATCTGCCTTCTATGCGTTTGTGGAGTCTCTCTGCGGTGCAGAAGTGGTTCATGGCGGTTACGTCCTTGCTTGGGTCGTAGTGTCGCTCTGTGGTTTTCAGGTGCTCACATTTGTCGCAGTGGGGGATGATTACTTCCTTTGGTCGCAGCTGCTCCGGGTACTCCTGAATGAGTGGGTCTTCCCATGTCTCCAGCAGGCTGTTCTTCATGAAAATGTATTCTCCGGCTCGCTGGCACCTAATGTTTTCTATCCATTCGCGCTTTGGTTTGTTCTGCTTGGCTCCGGCCCCGGTTTCGGCGCCGATTATTAACCATTCCGGCATAAGTCCCATTGCTATTGGACCTTGAAGGGGTTCAATGCTGAAAAATGTGCGGCATCCTTTTGGTAGATTGAAAAGCGTTAATCCTTTGCGGTCGTAGTCGTCTTGGTTCGTTATTGTTGCTCCCCACCAGAAGCCGTCGCCTTCCGGGAGCAATCCTCTATACGCAAGGGTTAGGTATCTCTCTGGGTTCTTGGTCAGGAACATGTAATTATGCCATGGTGCCGCTGCGCAGGCTGCCAGCACTTCTCTGATCCACTCGTCCGGTACCCATTCTCCGAAAAGGTCCGCCATGCTGCAGACGAAAATGTTCGCCGGTTTCTTCTTCTGCGCTGGCATCGGCAGACGGTACCTGTGAAGGGTCGGTTCAAATCCTACCGGCAGGGGTATCACTTTCCCTTGGTTATTCTTGAACGGCTCCTCCAATACCCAGAGCCCGGTGTCTGGTATGCTCTGCAGCTGGTCGCTGGTCTTGTTAAGGCGAATGTCTCCGCAGAAGCGCTGCGCCTGTCTTCTTGCGTAGCAGTATTCGCATTTGTGGCGGCATCCGGTGACCGGGTTGTATGTAAAGTCGCACCACTCGATTTTCGTTTTGTTCATCATGGCCTTTCTCCTCTCTGCAAGCTGCCGTTTATTAGTATCATTCGGTCGCGCACCAGCTTGTCAATGACGCGGCCTTCGTTCCTCTGTCCGTCCATGTCTGCCAGCTTCTTCAGGTTGTATGCGGTCTGTGCTGTCACAAGGACGTTGATTCGCCGCAGGTTCTTCTTGCTCATCGTGACCTCCTTATTCTCTCCTGATGCGCTTTAGCACGTTTAGGATCATCCACTTCTGGTCTTCCTCTGTCATGCTCCTGAATGTTGTGTCCTGCTTCCTGCGAAGGCTGCCAGTCTTGTAAAGAATGATTCCGACGCCTTCCGGAACCTCGTCTTTAATGGCTTCGTGAAGCTCCGACGGTACGACGTAATAATTCAGGTTCCCTACGAAGTTGTGACCGTTCTTGCTCTTGAAGTCCGCCTTGGTTACTTTGATCTCGAAGCATTGAACGAGGACCTTTGGCATTCCTATCTCCTTCCATATGCTCCACCGGCATTTATCGCTGTCGCAAAGCTCCGGGGTTTTGTCGCTGTCGGCTATCCCTTTCGGGCAGTTGATTGGTATCTTCCGGATGCCGTCGCGCTTCCATGTGTGGCAGCGGCACACTCTGGTTCTTTCCCTGTCTCCGAAGTATTCGTTAATCCTGACGCAGTCGACCATTCCTGCTGTGTTGGTGCCGCACTCGACCGGGACCTCGAAGGCGGTTGATCTGCCTCTGAATGTGTTTATCGTTATTCCTCCGAGCTCTCGCGGCGCGTAATACCGCAGCACCTTTTCGATTTCTCTCGTCAGATCTGTTTTAGCCATCTGCCTCCTCCTCTCTTAGTTGAGCCACTGTCCGTGTGCGTCTCTTGCGCGTCCTCCTTCGAGCCATTTGAAGCATGAAGCCTTCGTTTTAAATTCCTCGGTCCATGCGTCTCCGGTGCTGTTGTCTATCCCTATGAAAAGCTCGCCTTCCTTGGTGTAAAACCGGCCGACCGGTGTTCTGGTTTCGATTACCTCCGACGCCTGTTCTTTGGTGAGCTTCTTGATGGAGTCCTCGTCGTTCTCCGGTTCGAGGTTCTTCATGAGCTCCGTGCCTTTGTTGCCACAGTAAATGCACGGCTCGTGCGCTCTATTTGGGCTTGCTGAGTATTGGTCGCCTCCGCATGCGGGGCATTTGTATCTGTTCATCCTAATATTTCGCCTCCATGAAGCTGCTGAATTTTTGAAGCCATTCGGCGGCTTCTGCCATTCTCTTATCTTTGTCGCACGCCTGCTCGATGTCGTCTTTGGATAGCTCTGTGTATTCGAGTAGCCGCTCTACCCATGCTTTCAGTTCTTCATTCTCTCGCTCCGCCAGCTCGTACCGGCTTCTGAATAATCGGGTGTCCCTGTGGGCGCTCTCGAGCTGCTCGTTGAGTTCTTTGATTCGCTTCTCGTATTGCAGCCGCTTCTTTTCGAAGTGCTTTTCTGCTGCGGTGAATTTCTTCCCTTTCATCACTCGTCCTCCGGAAGTTCTAACGCGTGGACTAATTTCGCCCTACAGCCACCGCAAAGCCAATATTCGCTATATTGCGTGCGAAGTGTCTTTCCGTCGAAATAAAGCGTTTTCGGAAGTGTTACTTTTATTACTCTGTCTATGTCGTGGCAAGCGTCGCAGCTGCAGTTAGTCTGCTTGCTCATCTTTGTCTTGAATGTCACATCGCATTTGTCGATCATGTTCTTTGCTCCTTTTCTATAAAAATAATGGGATGTCGTCGGGGTCCTTCTCGTCCCAGTTCCATAGTCTTTGTACGCCTTTCGCCCGTATAGGCTTGGTCAAGAGCTTCACGTTTGCCAGCTCCCATGCGTATCTTCCGGGCGTCCAGTCTCCGAATAGCTGTTCTCTTTCCGTCGGCACTATGTATCGTCCAAAGTCCGGATGTTTCAGGGGGACGTCCAGTTCCGCTCCGACCGGGATATGCTTCGCGATGTCTACGTTCGTGCCCGGGTGGTATACGATGCGCCAGCAATTCACCAGCTCCGCCGTGGCGACTATGCTTCCGGTAGGGAGTAGGCACCATGCGAGCCCGGCCTTCTCCAGCTCCTCTTTGGTTGCCTCCTCGAACGCCTCCAATCCCAGCAGCGGAAGTGTGCATGGGTCCTTCTTGGCTGCGTGTATGGCTATGGGTCCTCTGTATTTCGTCTCCCAGCTGCGGGTTTCGTATTGTTTCGCTCCTATGGCGAGTAGGCTTGCCCATGGCTGCCAGATTGTTACTGCTTTCATTCTGATGCCTCCTTGCAGTCCGTGCAGAAGTCGCACCATTCTCCGTCTATCTTCTGGCTCTTCCATCCGGCCTTCTTCTTGGCGTCTACGGCGTCGTAGAAGTCGTGTTCCTCTTTGAGTTCCGTGCCACAAACGTCGCAGGTCGCGGTGTATTTATTCTTGCTTTGTACTATGCTCATGGCCTTCCTCCTTTTTCTTTGCCTCGTCCATCTTCTGGATTTCGCATTTGTTTCCGCGTGGTCTGTCGCACCATCCATCGGTTCCCCACATGCAGTCCATTGTGTACTCGCAATCTCCGCCTCGTTTTGGATATTCGTTCATCGTTCTACCTCCTTGGCGGTTATTTCTTCTGCTGGTATCCCTTGTTCAAAGGCGAGCAGCTCTGCGGTCGCCTGTCGCTCTCCTTCAAACGTTCCCGCCTCTGTGTAGGCTGCAAGTTCTTTTCCCTTGCTGTCATAGAAAACAATCCATTTACTCATCGCCCTGCCTCCTTGCTTGTTCTGAATGCCACCATGATTTTGTCGGTGGCGTCTATGTACTCGTCGACTTCTTCCTTCGTTTGGAAGTCCGGCCAATGTCCCGGCACTACTCTGAAACTGGCGTTTTCGTATCTCTTGAAAAAGTAGGCCATGACCTCGTTGTTTTTCTGCTTCTCTTTGCTCATATCCAAACCTCCACGATGCATGGGTCGTCTTTGGGGTGCCTGTCCATCCTCACCATGCTGCTTGGTATCTTGTCCCTTATCTCCTCCAGCGTGTCTGCCGTGGCCATGATGCGGGTCGGTATGTTGCAATCCCACAGTCTGGCTACGAATTTCTCCGGGTAGTCTGTCGGGTGATCATAAACGCAAATCAGGGGGATTCGTGCCTGTTTCATTGATTTCTCAATGTCGAAGCTGTTCACTTCATGGTCGTTCGTTGTGTCTATGCTCATGGTCGTCTCCTTTCATGCGTTCTATGATGTCGAGGTATGGGAGTCCGCTTGTTCCTCCGGTCTTTATCTCCCATCCCGGGTGCAGCTGCTCTGTGCTGGTGCTGGCCATACCTGTGGTTTCCCACTCCCAGTCGTATGCCTTAATTTTGACTTTGGTCTTGCTCCGGCTTGTTTCCCATGCGTCTCTTGCTGCCTTCCAAAACTGCCAAGGTACCGCGAAGTATCGCCGTAGGCTGAAGCTCACCAGTACGATTCCGACCGCTCCTTGGTCCTTGCAGAAGTCGTCCATGTACTCTGCTTGGTGTGGTTCCACTCGTGAGAACAGTATTCGGTCGTTCTCTGTGTGTTTTGCTTCGACTGCTACTGGGGTTCCTTTGTATCTCCCGAGGTAGTCTACGCAGCTCTTGCGCTCTACCTTGACGCTGCAGACTCTGCCGGTGGCGTCCCTCAAAGGTATAAATTCGGTCGGCACTTTATGAACGCATGCGGTGCCGGTTGCTTGGTATCTGGTGTGTACGAATTCGAGGAATTCTTCGAACGGCTGACCTCTATTCGCGTGGCTCCTCATTGGCTCTCTCCGGAGAACATGCCGTCCCTTTTGGCCGTCTCCAGTTCTCTGTTGAGCTGCAGGATGGTTCCGTTCCCGATCCTGTTCCCTGTGCCGACTCTGCCGGTCAGGTATTCAATAAAGGCTTTTACGCAGGCCGCGCCGTCTACGACCTTCTCCGGTACCTTCGGTGTGTTTGCTTCCGTGAGCTTTGCTCCTTCTTCCATGCCTCTCCCGTATGTCCTATCCACGAATTCGCAAAGCTGCGCGTCTGTCATTTTCCTTAGCTTGATTGCTCTCTCGTGCATGCTTTTCTCCTCATCGGTCATTCTGCAGTTCCGCTTCTTGCCCATGATGATCTCCTTTCTATCGGTTTTCATTTTCCTCGCCAGCTCTCCCAGAACATCTCTACGCACTCGCACATCTCCATCAAGCGGTCGATTGTCTTCTCAGCGTTGCGGCTGTCTCCGCCTTTACCGTATCCGCTTGGTGTCATCCTCTGGATCAGCTCCGGGGTGCCGTAGTTCGTTGTGATGATGGTCGGCATGTATGCCTCGTATCTGGCGTTGATGATGGCGTATATCCTCGTTACTCCCCACTCGGTCGCTTGCTCGCTGCCTATGTCATCGATGACCAGCAGGGGTATGTCCTCGTAAATCTTCATGACCTCCGCCTCGCTGACTCTGTCCGTATCGTCGTAGCTCTGCTTTATCCTTGCCAGTAAGTCAATCATGGTCATTGCGATTACCGGTATGCCGGTCTGTATCAGCTGGTTTGCGATTGCGGTCGATAGGTGGGTCTTGCCGGTTCCGTAGCTGCCTATCATCAGCAGGCCGTTCCTCTCGATTGCCGGTGGCGTTACCACGCCTCTCTCGTCCTTGTGGGGCAGTCGGTCGTGAAATGTGTCGGCGTATTTCTTTGCGACGTTGTAGGCTTTCCGGTTCTCTTTGTTGACTATGAATTTGTCAAAGGTCCGGTTGCGGAACCTTCCGCGTATGCCGCTGTCTTTGAAAAGTTTATTGACTCTGGCCTGCAGCCTTGCGTCTTTCTCCCGGCGCTCCTGCTCGCTTCGCTCCGCCTCTTTCCGGGCGTCTTCCTTTGCCCAGTATGCTGCTGCCTTCTCGCATGCGCAGCGCTCCGGCTCGCTGAACCAGATCATGATGTCCCTCTTGTTGGTAAAGTTCAGGATTCCCTTGTAATAAAGCGCCGTTCCGCAGTATTCGCATGTCGCCGGGTCCGGAGCTGTGGCTCCGCCGTAGTTGGCCGCGTCTCGCGAGCTGACCTCGTATTCGTTCTTCATTGCCTCAGTCTTTGTCTGGGCCGTCTGATTCTCCTGCGAGCTTGAAGCCCGGCGCTGCTGCGCCAGCTCTCCACGACTTAGTGCCGGTGGGTTCTTTGCTATTTGTTCCAGCAATACTCCGATGCTCTCCATTCTCGTTCGCCTCCTTGATCTCGTCGTCCCAGCGGCCTTGGTTAAGCCATGTTGAAGGGTTAGGTATATACCTGCCATTCTCTCGCTGCCACTGGTCCGTGGTTCGTGCTCTGCCTACCGCCGTCATGATCTTGTCGAAAAGCGCCGATGTTACCTTCGCGTTCCTCCATGCTCTCTGGGCGTCTTTCTTGCCTACCTTCTTGGGGTAAGCTGCCCAGAAAAGGTCAAACCGTTGTTTTGCTATTGTTTCGGCTGCCCTTGGTTCCTCCGTCTCCGCTGTCGCGCAGGTTTCCTCGCGCGCTTCCGTGGTGCCGGGTGGAAGGTTACCAGTAGAAGGTAATCGGTTAACGGTAATAGGCGGGGCTTGTATGGTGCTTGTCTGATGCTTGTCCGATACTTGCCCGGTGCTTGTCCGATGCTCCTCGTTTTCGTCTTCCTCATCGTCGCTTTCTTCGTAGTCTTCTCCGTAGCTCCGGTATGTCGGGTTCTCTGGCGGCGGCGGTATCTCGCTCGCTTTTTCCTTCACGTGAGGGTTTTGGTGCTTCGTAAAGTTCACCACTTGGATGAAGTCCTCTCCCTGTATCGCGTATCGGACGATGAAGCCTCCGTCGTGTAGCTCCTGCAGCATCTCGCTGACGTCGTTTGTGCTGACGTCGTCGTATCCGAGAAGCGCTTTTTTTATTCTTTTCGGCCTGTCCTCCAGCCGCCCTTCGCGGTCTGCTATGCACCATAATCCGATAAACAGTAGGCGTGTCAGGGGCGGAAGGTCGCCGAGTATCTCGTTGTCAAAAAATCCGGGCTTTATGCTTCTTGTTCTTGCCATGTACCTCACCTCCTGTTTAGCAAACGTAGACCTCCGCTCCCGTTGCTTTCTGTACTTCCTCCCTGAATTTTTCCTCGTCGCTGTTGTTGTCCGACAGGTGGAGGAGGTATATCTGTCTGACTCTGCTCAGGTCGTTTGCTTTCAGCATTTCTATAAAATGTTCTAAGCTCATGTGGCTCTTTACCAGCCTTGGCACCAGCTCGATGGGGATGTATCCTGCCTCGATGCTCCGGAGCATTGCCTCCTTGCTGTAGTTGCATTCCGCCATGATGTGCGTCAGCCGGTCGAACCTGTACTTGATGTAGTAGGTGTCCGTGAAATAAAGGAGCCGTTCTCCGGTGGCCGTGCTCTCTATCAAAAATCCCAGAGGTTCCGGTGCGTCGTGTTGTACGTCAAACGGCAGCACCTTGAATGTTCCTATGGTTATGCTCTCCAGCGCCTTTACCGTGTTCATGCGGTGCCCTGTGAGCCTGCACGCCTCGATTGTTCCTTGGCTGGTGTAAATGTCCACTCCGAGCCTTGCCAGTCCCTCTGCGGCCTTGCTGTGGTCTTTGTGCGCGTGCGAAATCAAGCAGCCATCTATCATTCGCACTTTGAAACCGCACGCGACTTGGATCTCCCGGAGTGGTATTCCTGCGTCCAGCAGTAGGGTCGTCTTCTCGTCGCTTACGATGTAGGCGTTGCCGCTGCTGCCGGATGCGAATACTCTTATCTCCATTAAAATGTCGGCTGGGTCAGTACTGTCTGCTCCGCTTTGGCTGTGTTAGCGGCTGCCTGCTGTTTGCCCTTTGTCTGCGCTGTGGCCGGTGCCGGTGCTTCGTCTGTGAAGTCGATTACCTCCCCGGTGCTCATGTCTACGGTCCTTTCGGGAAGCTGCGCCGGTTGTGGTGTGTCGATCAGGATGGCGTTGGCGTTAGCGTCGATTTCGCTTTGGGCTTCAATCTCTGCGTAGCGTGCCTCTCTGAGCTTCGCGTACTGGTAGGCATCGTCGATCTTCTTCGGATCGCGGGGTAGGTGCTTGGCGCTGAATGCTTCGCGGATGAGGGTCTTGCGTACCATTTCGTCCAGCCAGCCTTCGACCTCGACCTCCTGCCATTTGCCGTCCACCTTCTGCTTCTGCTTGCCTCCCCAGAAGTTCGCGCTGGCGTACTGTGGCTTGCGCTTCTCGACGTCCTTCATCGACATGATGATGAGCTCGTTCTTGGTCGGGTCCGCAAACTCGAGGTATGCGAAGCCGCCGACTATGGTCCCTCTGTCAAAGGCGCTTGTTATCTCGAATTCGTAGCTCTCTACCCGGTTGTCCTTGCCCTTCTTGATGGGGCGGAAGGAGTCGCTGTTGTAGACCACCTCGACCGTTACCGCTGTCGGAACCTCGACCGCGTATTTCTCGGCGATGTATCTGATTCCGTTGTATCCCTCCATCAGGTTGACGTCGTACCAGTTCCGCTTGTTATTCTTGAATGGGATCGGGAAGAGCATGTTGTCCTGCATCATGTCCAGTCCCATGCGGGCGTAGTGTACCAAGTCGAGGGCGAGGTCGTTCAAGTTGACCGTGTTCCAATTGACCGGCAGGTCGTTGTCCCACTTGTGGTCGCTGTTGTTGGTGTTCTTGCGGAGGCGTTCCTCCTCTGCTGTTTTCAGCGCTCTGTCTATGGATATGAAGTATCCCTGTATGAGCTGCCTCTGGTAGTCGGTTACCTGAAGCGCTCCGGCTACGTTGCTACCGAATTCCTTCAGCACTGTGTTGGTGAACCTTTCGCTCATGGCGAGTGTCTGGTTCTGGTCCGTCTTTGCTACCTCGTTACCTGTCTGTTTTTGTGTTGTCGCCATTTTACTTGACCTCCTCATTTTTGAAGTTTATTTGTACGTCCATCGGCACGAAGCTCTTTTGAACGTGTTCTACGTTTTGCTTTGTCTCCGGTGTGCTCTTTTCGAGCCTGTCCGCTATGTGGCGGAGCATGACCACCACCAGCGCGGTATCGTCTGTCGGGAAGGGTGTTATTGCTCCTTGGATTCGGTTGAAGTAGAAAGTCTCCGCTTTCAGCATGGCGTCTCTGCCTTCTTTCCCTTTGCCCTCCCGGGCAAGGGCTACGACTGGCCGAAGGAGCGAGCTGTATTTCTTGTTTTTCTTGAATGGGTTCCACATGTTCTTATCCTCCTTAAATTCCGATTTCCATTCTCAGTTGTTTGTCCGGCTCGGAAACTACCAGCCGGATGACTTGGGTGTCCATCTGCAGGAGCTTGGTTACGCTCTCCGCGTTGTCTATAAAGACCGGCATCTCGATTCCCCAATGGTGGGAAAGGGTGTTTATAATCTCGAGCCCTGCGTTGATTCTGGCTGCGTTGTTGGCAAATGCGAATGGTACAAGGTTGCCGTCCTCCGCTGGGATCATGACCTCGCAGTCTTCCTTGATGCCTCCGTTGATTTGCTCTTGGAAAAGGCGGAAGCGTACCCGCTTGAATTTGCCGTTGATTCTGTCTGTCAGCATGCTGACCTTGGTCTTTGTGAAAAGCTCGCAAAGGTAGACGCCGTGTTCCAGCTTCTCGTATCTCTCCGCCAGCGTCTTCTCGCTGCGCTTCAGCTCCTCGATGCGCTCCTTCTGGCCTTCTGCTATCCGCAGCCTTGCCTTGAGGTCCTTCTGTGCTTCTGCCTTTGCAAACAAGGCGTGTATTTCGTCCGTGAGGGCTGTTACTTCTGCGGAGGTAGTTTTGCCTGCCTCTTGTTCTTCTGTGCGGTACGCGTCAATCTGGGCGGTCACGCTGCGGTATTCTTCGGTCTGTTCGAATGGCAGGGGTGTTGTGAGCTGGCTGCGCAGGTCCTTTATCTTTTCCTCTGCAGCTGCAGCCTCCGCTTCGTACTTGGCCGCCTTAGCGTCAAGCTCTATGATGTCTTCCTGCGCTTCGGAGATCATGCTCTTGCTGGCTTCCTTATTGCCGCGCTGGTTGATGGCTTCGAGTCGCTTGCTTTTCTTGATGTTAAAGTCGTCGTGCAGCTTCTGGATGTTTTCCTCCGGCAGCCTCTGCGCGCATGTCGGGCACGTCTCTGCGCCTTCGTTCCAGCGCTCGCTCTGCACCTCGGTGTATTCCTGCAGCAGCTGCTCTCTGAGTGTCTTCATCCTTGCCAGCTCTCTTTGCCTGCGCTCGCTGTCGTTTCTTGCGTCTCTGGCCTTGTTTACTGCTCCGATGGATTCCGTCTTGATGGTGTTGATCTTGTCGAGTACGCTGCTGTTGGCCGTGCTGTTCTTCTCCGCGTAATCTGCCCGCAGCTCTGCGAGCTTGGCTTGGGCTTCGCTTATCCTTGCTCTGACGTCTGCTGTGCTGCTGTCTCCGGCGAGGGTGCGTGCCTTCTTCTGTTCCAGCGCTTCTCTCTCTGCGTTAATGGCTGCGATGGTTTTGTCTATCTGCTCCGGGTCGATGCCGGTCGTGTCCGGGATAGCTCTGGTCGCTTCGTCTATCCTTCCGGGTATGGCCTGTATCTGCTTGTTGATGTCCGTCTTGGTGACTTGGGCTATCTTCTTGTAGTCCTCCACGCTGTAGCGCTGGATTGTCGAGCCGGGCATCTTGAGGAATTCCGGCAGCTCCTTCAGCTCCGGGGTGCTTGCTATGACCGTGTCGTCGTCAACGTCTCCGCAAATCTCGAGCAGTATTGCTCTGCGGGCGTCCCATGGCAGCTGCTCCGGGAAGTAGTCGGGCATGGTCAGCATCTTCATCTTGTCTTCCGAGCCGCAGAAGGCTATCAGGGTCATCTTGTAGTCCTTTTCCTTGGTGGGCACTCCGTCGACGTAGTAGTCCACTCCATGTCCGTCGAATTCCTCCGCTGCTGATCCGCGCTTCTTCTTGTAGTTCTCGTGGTAAACTTTCCGGAGCGTCATGTTCCTGCCTCCGATGTCGAGCTCCGCCTCTGCTGCGTGGTCGAGGTAGTGAAGGTCGCCGTCTATTCCCTTGGTCTTAGGGGTGAAGTTCTTCGCGTTGGTGCTTGCCTTGTCGAAAAGGAGCCACGTCATCGCGTTGAATACTGTCGTCTTTCCGGTGGCGTTGTCGCCGTAAATGCTGGCGCTTTGGCCGTCCAGTCTGAATTCCTCGCTCTTTATCCCTTGGAAGTTTTCGAGTTTCAGTCTAATCAGTTTCATGTGTGGTTCCTCCTTCATTCCGTCGCGATATTGACTTTGCTACCGCTGGCGGTGTATAATTTTGGTAGGTTGATTTGAGTCGTTGCCGAAAGGTGGCGGCTCTTTTCTTGTTCCTGCAGCTCCTCGCACCGGAGCATCGTGTATGCCGAGAATGCTCTTTCGCGTATGTCTTCCTCGACCAGTTTCCCGAGGTAGTAGGGTTGGCTTCTCGCTCCATCCTCGTTTCCGTATCGGGTTATGATCCTTTCGAGCTTCCGTTGCGCTCTTGGCAGGGCTGTCTCCCATTGCTTGTTGCTGATTGGAAATCCGAGGAAGCTGCAGGCTTCATCTCTGGCTGCTGTAAGGTATGCCTTCGTTTGTTCTGTATCCATGCTTTTCTTCACCTCCCGCCTTCATGTCTGTGTATTCCTTCCGGGCCGTCCAGCCTGCCCATATCAGAAGGGCAATAAGGGGCAGTATGAAAATCTCGCCGCCGGGCGCTCCGGTTCTGGCCTCCAGTGTCTCAATCCCTGCGATGCAAAGTTTGACTGTCAGGTATGCTGTGAAAATAAGGAGGCCGAGTCTTAGTCCAATCCTGACCGCTTTGGCAGTTGCTCTGCGTCTGCGTTTCTTCTGGTTGTTCATCTTCTCATGCCTCCTTATAATTTTTGCCTTCGCACCACATAGTGTCTGGCGTTTCCCTGAAGTCTGCCATGACCTTCCTGTTGTCCGGGCTGGCGTTGCAGGTGTATATTCCGTCTTCATGTGGGGTAAAGTATGCGCAAAGCTCGCATTTTGCTCTGCTCTTGCCGATGATGGTCTTTGCCTTGTCTTTGAATGGGGTGATTTCTGCTTCTGGTACGTCTATGAAGCTCACTATGCCTTTGGCCACGCCTCTGTCTGTGTCAATGTCTACGGTGTCTCCTACTTCTACCGGTTCCGGTGTGAAGTATGTATAGTCGCGCCCACTGGGCTGGCCGTTCTTCAAAAACTTGACCTTGATTATGTTCGTCATCTCGTTCTCCTTTCGATTGCGGCCTTGACCGCGTCTCTTTCATCCTTTGCTCCTATAGCGTAGAAGGTGTCGCTTCTCAGCTTCTCTCCGTTGATTCCGTCGTACTGGCCTTCGCTGTCGCGGTAGATGATTGGCATCCGGTAGATGCTTGTCCCTATCTCGTCGGCTATCTCCGCAATGACCGCTTCGACGTTGTTCGTTACACTCATGCCTCCTCGGTTCAGGTCTTCAATCACCAGTACCTGTTGTCCGTGCTTGGCGTTGATGTGGTATGCGTAGTCGCTTCGGTTGGCCGAGCTGTCGGTTCGTTCCTTCTTAATTCCTGCCGCTATCTTGCTCCAGCATTCGGGACCGTAGCCGTGCTCCATGCTCTTGGGGTTCTTCAGGGGCCTTCCGCATTTCATGCAGTTTGTCATTTCCATTCCTCCTTTCCTCTGTTTTTTCGCAGTCGCAGCGCTCTCCGGGGTCGAGTCTGCTTCCGCAGGTGTAGCATTCGTGGTAGTAGCTCATCCGTCTCCTCCTTCCTGTAGCAGCTTGTCCCTCTGTTCCATGATGTACCGGCTGTAGGAGCTGCTTGCGTGTCCCTTGGCTGCGTATTCCCGGGCGCCTCTTTCTCCCATGTTGTAAGCCATTAGGACTCGGTGTGGGTCGTCGTACTTCTCTGTCAATTCTGCGAGCATGTAAACTCCGCACCTGATGTTTTGTTCCGGGTCGAGGAAGTCTGTTATTCCGAGTTCCTCGGTTAGCCAGTCGTGGTTGATCCTGTTAATCTGCATGATGCCGTAGTCGTTGGTCTTGCTTATGGCGCTTGCGGTGTAGTCGCTCTCCCTGTCCATCAGGGCGAGTACCATCTCGTAGTCCGTTCCGTAATCCTCGCAAAGGTAAAAGGTGAAAGCCTGCAGTTCCTCTGTGAGGGGTATGTCGTAAATCCTGACCGCCGGTGTCGGCTCTGGTTCTGGCTCCGGGTCCGGCTCGGACTCCGGTTCGTTGGTCGGGTTTGGTATCCTTTCCTCGGTGGCCGCTATCTGGGCGATTGTCGCTGTCAGTAGTGCGCTTGGGCTTGCCTGTGGCTGTGTGTCGTCCCTGCCATCTGCGTGGTCGTTTAGCGTCTGTGCAGCAATGCTTACTACCATGATGGTGAAAAGGATCGCCGTGGTCTTTCTAAATGCGAAGCTGCGGCGTTTCTGCTTTAGCAGTAAACTCTTTCGAGCAGGTACTTGCGCGAAACTCGCCCGGCTGTAGTAATCTTTCCTTGCTGTTCCAGCTCCTTGTTGAGCTTTCGCATAATCTTGTAGGCGCAGGATTCGCTGATTCCCATCAGCTCCGCGACTTCGTCGACTCTCATAAATCTGGGCTGTTCTTGTTGCTGTAGCTGCAGCGCTGCTGCTTGGTTCATAGCTTCCTCCTCCTATCGCATGTGTTTTTCTATCCATATTCTTGTCTCTGCCGCTGCCTCGCTTATTCGTTGCAATGAAGCGAGGATTTTGGCTACCTCCGGTTTCTCCTCCTCTGTGATGACGCCATCTTCTACGATCTTGATGATCATGTCTGGTATGAAGTCGGCTCCTGTCAGTGCTGCGATGACCTTTATGGTCAGCCTGTCGAGCTGGAGGAGCTCGGCTGGTGCGACGGTCTTTTTTCCAAGCGGGCAAAGCTGCGAGCAGTAATGGTTGTTCAGCTCTGGCACATTGTATGCGTCGCTCATCATTAGCACTTCTTCTGGGTAAGGGTTCAGGCTCCCGAGTTCTATTCGTGCGAGTCTGGTTCTGTCGATCCCAAGCAGCTCCGACGCTCCTTCGCGGCTGTTTAGGCTATCGTTGAACGATGCGGCCTCTTTTCGTGCGATGCAGAACACGTTATTAGCTGCCACCGTGGGGTTTTTAGGCATATATTTTCCGCCTCCTTCGTAATATGATTTATGTGTGGTGAGGTTCTCACTTTCGGGAGTCGTCCGCCTCTTTGTTCTCGGAAACTGAGAAGCTCTCTGCAAAAAAAATTGCGGGGGTTATCTCGTATCCGGTTAAACAAAGCTCGACGAGTTCGTCCGCCGTGAGCCGAATGCCGCCAGTTTCTAACGCGCTGATGCGTTGGACGGTCTTTCCAGTCTTTTTCGCTATGTGCGTCTGGGTAATTCCGCGCGCTTCACGGTATTCGCGGAGCTGCTGGTAAACCGGTTTCATGTGCTCGTCCTCCTTTCACTGTTCTCGTTTTCCGAGAAGCTCACGCTTATTATACTTCTCGTTTTCCGAGAAGTCAATACTTATTTCCGTTTTTTCGAGAAGATTATTCTCAAATTGCGCGAAATGTTATATAATTCTCTGTGGAGGTGAATTGGGATGCTCAGTTTTGGCGAACGCCTTCGGGCGGCTCGGGAAAGAAAAGGCTTGACGCAGGTGGATGTCTATCGTGCCATCAACCTGAACAACAAGTCTCTTTCTCGTTATGAAAATGGGACGACCTCTCCTGATCCGGACACGCTTCGAGATTTGATACGTCTCTATGATGTTTCCTCCGACTATGTTCTTGGCCTTTCTGATGAAATGGGTTACTCCCGTCCTTCTGGTAGCAGTCTCACTCCTCCCAAGCTGAGTGAGGACGCTGCTCTGCTTGAGCGTCTGTCTTCGCTTCCTCCGGAGGAAAAGGCCAAGGCAAGCGAGTATGTCGATATGCTGAAAACTCTTTCCGAGGTCAAATCCGGAGAAAACTGTGTTGATTTCAAAAGGAAAGCCTAAGACGTGAGCTGCGGCGATGGTTTATCTTTTGGGATTGATTTGGGGGTGCTATGTTTATGACTTATAAAATCTGGTCGTCTTGTATGGACGGCTGTTCTTGCTCTCTTTGTTCAAAGTTGGAAGGGACGGCGTTGCCTCTTTCCGAGTCGTTCGCCATTGCTGGGCGTTCGGTACAGGCTCCTCCATTACATAATGGCTGCCGTTGCTCTTTGCTGTATCTTGAGAAGCCTGCTCCGGCTCCGGTACGAGCCTTTGACTCGTTTATTTCCTTCCTCTCGATCGCAAATGAAAGCGTAGACTTCTTTGCGGCTGTTAATGGGTATCATGCCGCTGTGTTTTTCCTGCGTCGTCTTTCCGACTTCTCGGATGCCGAGCTGGAGTCCGCCGGTCTGAAAGGGCGCCGGGCGCTTGCCGATGATCTTGCTTCATTGGTTGCTGGCCGTGATGCTCTTTTTAATAGTGCGATCCAGCGTGCGTATGACCGGGTTTCTCACGACGCTGCCTCTTTGAAAACGGAGAAGGGGAGGCGGGCGCGTGTGGATCGGCTGCTGCAGCTGATTGCTTCTTCGCAGGAGCTGTCTCCTGCAAACTTGCAGTTTATTCGTTCTATTTCCGAGGAGGTTCGTGTATGAATATCCGATGTAGCTGTGGTCGTTCTTTCGACGCCTCCGTGGACGTGTCCGTTCCGGAGGTTGTTGTTACTTGTCCTTCTTGTGGTCAGGAGCTGCGGGTCCGCAATCACAAGGCTGCGGCTGCTGCGATGTCTCCCTCTGAGGTTGTTGCCGAAAAGGTGAAGCGCTGCGAGCTGATCTCCGGCTTGCTCTGGCTCGTCATCGGAGTCGTGCAGCTCGTCTTGGTGTATACTGCTGCTGCCGGAGTGTGGAATGTTATCAATGCGATCATTCGGCTCCGGTCGGTCGGAAATATTCGCGTCGGTAATCCGGAGGTCGTTCCGTGGTATGAAAACCGGCGTACGTCTCTTATCATCTTCGCGGTTATAAATCTTGTCCTTGGTGGCGTCGTGGGCGTCGCTCTTGTCGCTTTCGACTGGTGGGTGAGGGATTATGTCATAAATAATAAAACGGCGTTTACGGGCGATTCTGTGGCCTCTGCCGGGAAATAAAAAAGCGCCACTCTGGGCGCGGAAGGGAGGGGCTATGCCTGCGTCAAAATACAAAACAAAGCGCGGCGCCGTCAAATGGAAGGCGTCGTTTTGGTATTCGGATTGGACCGGTACCCGGCGGAAAAAGAAAAAGGAAGGCTTCGACAAAAAGTCGGACGCGCTGGCTTTCGAGCGCGAGTTCCTCCTGAAAAACGGTCGCAGCTGCGATATGTCCTTTGCCTCTTT